TATGTTGGAGCAAGCACTCTTTCCAGGTAGATGAACCACAAAGAATTTTTCAATATTCTTGTTGGAAAACCACCTCTTGAAGTTGAACTTGAAATAGAGATGAAATGCAGAGAGGTGGATAAATTAACTGATAGTTATCTGAGAGCATATACTTTTGCTCTGGTAAAAGAAAACCGCTTACAGGATGTACTTATCATGGCTGCCATCCAACGCATACAGGAAACAGAAATAAAACTGATGCGATATGAAATGGCAGAACATCATCGGACAAAAAATCTAGCCTTACAAAAAAAGAAAAGAGTAAAAAAAAAGACTATAATTCAGAAACTTAAAGCTATGATAGGCATAATATCTTAAAACAAGGTATATTATTTTCAAAAGACTTCTAATTATGGGTAACGACAAAAAATTAGAATTATTACAAAATCTGCATACAGTTCTTATACAAGAATTGTTAGATAAGGTAAGAAGTGGAGATGCAAAACCTGGTGATTTAAACGTAGCTAGACAACTTCTCAAGGATAATGGTATTGAATGTATCCCTACAGCAAACAATCCCATGGAAGATCTTATGTCAAACCTTCCAGACCTTGATGTAATACCTGCCCTTGAAAGATAATTGCAACCTTTACCAGAAAAATTACAAGACTTTAGATACTTTCTAATCATAACGTGGCGGCATTTAAACCTGCCTGACCCCACACCTGTTCAATTAGACATAGCTGAATACTTACAATACGGCCCTAGAAGAAAGATCATACAGGCCTTTAGAGGGGTGGGTAAGAGTTGGATAACAAGTACCTATGTTGTATGGAAACTACGGATGAATCCACAATTAAAGTTCCTTGTTGTCTCTGCAAGTAAGGATAGAGCAGACAACTTCTCTACTTTTACCATGCGTCTTATAAACGAGATGCCAATATTAGCTCCGTTGCGTCCAGAAGACTCTCAGAGAAACAGTAAGATAAGTTTTGATGTTGGCCCTGCATCTGCTGATCACGCCCCTTCAGTAAAGTCTCAGGGTGTTCTTGGACAAATGGCTGGTAGTAGAGCAGATGAAGTTATAGCAGATGACGTGGAAGTACCAAATAACAGCTTTACCCAACCAATGAGAGACAAGTTAAGTGAAGCTGTAAAAGAATTTGATGCAATATTAAAACCTAACGGTAAAATAACCTTTCTTGGTACACCACAGACAGAACAATCTTTATATCTAACCCTTGAAGAACGTGGATATACAACACGCATCTGGACAGCACGTTATCCAGAACTTAAAAACAACTATGGTGATAGATTAGCTCCTAAGTTAGCTCAGAGCCTTGCAGA